CACTTTGTTCTTTGTGTCTTTTCGGATAATTCGTGCTAAGCGAAAACCTTCGGGACACTCTAGCGCTAGAGCTTTATCTAAAGCAATAATAATGGAATTAGTGTGTAAAATAGACATTTAGGATCCTTTAAAAATAAACTGACAATGCCAATATCGGCTCTATATATAATGCAAGCCCCGTGCCAACTTTATAAATGAGAACTATACACCTACAATTCTAAGCACTAGAGCGTATACATAACCCATAAGCATTGCATGCCTAATATATAAGCACCCACCTACTCCCTACTATGGTGCTAGATTTGCACCTAATCAGTGAAACCTAATACTAATTACTACAGATAATGCATAATTATCACTTATCTGGTGCATACTTACTACTATCTACTTACTATCCACCTACTCTAGTTAGTAAGCACTTACTATCAACCTATATCAGTGAGGGGGTAGGAGGCTCTTTTGAAATCTCAGTGACCTGTGTATCCTAAGACTATAGAAAAATTTTCCTAAACTATTCCCAATACCCTCACCAACAACTAAACCCATCTAACTGATTCACCAGATCCCCAGTCTCTATAACTTCCTCTCTCCTATATAATAACCTTTAACCCCTTCCTCTTACTACTACTTCAGTGACCATGATTGCCACCACAGAAACTCCCACCTCACCCAAGCACCAGTACGTAGGAAATCAACTTAGAATCCTAGAACTTTTAGGATCAGGTTTATCCCCAGAAATAGTGGCAACAGCGGCAGGAGTTACGCCTTCATATATCTCTCAATTACTTTCTGAAGAATCATTTGCTACAGAAGTTACAGCTTTGCGGTTTAAATCTCTCCAGTCAGCCACTGAAAGAGATAATAAGTATGACTCCTTAGAGGAGAGACTTTTAGATAAGATGGCAGATCTTCTTCCTACCATGTATAAATCACATGAAGTTCTTAAAGCACTTGCAGTTGTTAATGCTGCCAAGCGCCGAGGTGCAGCTGCACCTGAGCAAACAACCATTAACAACACTGTAATCAATTTGGCACTCCCAAAACACTTGATCTCTGCCTTTAAAGTAGATATTAACAACCAAGTAGTAGAAGCTTCCATTGGCGCTGAGACTCAAACCTTAGTAACAATGCCTTCAGCCTCTCTGCTACACAAAATCAAAACAAGGAATCAACCCAATGACCTCGCCAAACTCCCTGATTCTACCAAAAAATCCGCCCCAACCGCAAGTTCCTAACCAAAAACTACTTGCTGCTAATAAACAAGTCGCAGAACTAATCCTTCTCTCCTTGAAGTCTCAACTCTCATCCCACTCTACCTATACATCTTATGCAAAAGCTTCCTAATTCTTTAGAAGCATCTTTAGGGATGGAAACTCACTTGCTTTCTAAGCCCGAGCAAGCAGCATCTATTGAAATTGAGTACATACCCACTGAGGCTTCCTACTCCCAGACAGAAGTACACTCTGCTGCAAAGGAATCTCTAGATTTCCTCTCTGGTTTAGCACTTCCTACTACCATGACTTTTGGGTTCCCTCCAGTATTTTTAGGTGTATGGTCATGGTTGCTATCTTATATCCATCTCTCCAGGGATTTTAGCAAACTAGCTCTAGGGTTACCTCGTGGATTTGGTAAGACCACCTTAATTAAAATCTTTATTCTCTACTGCATCTTATTCACCAAAAGGAACTTCATTCTAGTAGTAGCAGCGAACGCGAAACTAGCAGAGAACATTGTTGCTGACGTATGTGACATGTTGGATGAGCCTAACATTAAAAGAGTATTTGGTGACTGGAGACTAGGATTAGAGAAAGATACTCAAGGATTAAAGAAGTTTGGATTCCGAGGTAGAAACATCATCATTGCAGGGCTTGGACAATCTGGTTCTCTCCGAGGATTAAATATTAAAAATGCACGTCCAGATGTAATGATCTTTGAAGATATACAAACTAGAGAAGATGCTGAATCAGCTGTAACTTCTGAGTCTATTGAGCGCTGGATGTACGGCACAGCTATGAAAGCCAAAGATCCTACTGGCTGTCTCTACATTTTTGTAGCTAACATGTATCCAACTAAGTGGTCTCTTCTGCGGCGCCTTAAACATAACCCCTCATGGACTAAATTCATAGCTGGTGGTATTCTTGCAGATGGAACTTCCTTGTGGGAAGACTTGCAACCTATTAAACAATTATTGCAGGAGTATGAAACAGACCTGAACTCAGGGCACCCTGAAATCTTCTACTCAGAAGTTCTTAATGATGAGAATGCATCAGTAAATAATTACATTGACCTATCTAAGATACCTGATTATCCTTTCCAAGATACAGAGTTTTCAGCTGGGTCATTTATTGTGATAGATCCTGCAACTGATAAAGCTTCAGCAGATGCAGTGTCTATAGGTTTATTCCAGATCTATAATGGAAAGCCAACAATCACAGTAATTCTTGAAGGTAGGTTCTCGCCAGGAGATACAATTCGTGAGGCATTGAAGTTAGCATTAAAGTATAACACCTCTCTGATTGCAGTAGAGGCTAATGCGTATCAATACTCATTGTGCTACTGGTTTGGGTTTATATGTGAGCAAATGAGTCTGACAGGAATAGATGCTGTGCCTATCTACTCAGGATCTTTTTCTAAGAATTCTCGTATTCTGTCCATGTTTAAAGAGCTGCTAACAGGAGAGATTGTAATTCACCCAGACTGTAAATCTCAATGCTTCCAGCAGATATCCCAGTTCAATGCTTTAAAGAGAGATAACACTGACGGTATCCTTGATCTATTAACTTATGCTCCCAGAGTAATATCTGAGTTCTCTCAATACATTACTGTTAACAACCCACTAGGCGCCGAAGAGTTTGATGCAGCTACTGTGTGGGCAACTGAAGACAATTCCTTATTTTAACTTATACTTAGAAAGTATCAAATGTCAGCTACAACTTCCATCAATATCCCTAAAGCCTCGCAGACAGGTTTACTCGCATTTGTGAAATCTTGTAGAGAGCTTTCGCGCCAGCACTGGAACATCCGTGAACAGATGCGAATGGTGGATCTAGCCTATATGCGAGAAAATGATTTCACTGAAGAGCATGTGCGAGCTAAACTTGCTAACCGCTATGGGGATGCTAACCGTGTCCAGAATATCCAAGTGCCAGTAGTAATGCCACAAGTTGATTCAGCAGTTGCGTATCAAGCCTCAGTATTCCTGACTGGTATCCCACTCTTTGGTTGTGTATCTTCTCCGCAGTATGAAGATGCAGCATTGATGCTTGAAACTCTCATAGATTCTCAAGCTGTTCGGGGCGGTTGGACTAAAGAACTTCTTCTCTTCCTAAAAGATGGATTCAAATATAACCTAGCAGCAGTAGAAGTTAGTTGGAAGAGAGAAGTTACAGCTGCGATTGAAACTGATCTAAACTTCTCTACTACTCTTGGTAAGCCCAAGGAAGTTATTTGGGAGGGTAATTCCATCCGTCGCCTAGACCCATACAACATTATCTTCGACTCCAGAGTTGCGCCTTCCAAAGTGCATACTCATGGAGAGTTTGTAGGTTACTTTGAGATGATGTCACGAGTAGCTCTTAAAGACTTCATCAATAAACTCCCAGAAGAAAAGATGATTGAAAACATCATTCCTGCTTTTGAGTCAGGAGCAGCGCGCCTAGATAATTACTATGTACCTCAATTAAATCCAGATGCACTATTAGACCGGAATCAGCGAGCTGGCACTAATTGGGAGTCATGGTTTACTGCTACAAACTCCGAGTCTAAAATCAAGTATTCTAACCACTATGAAGTAACTACTATCTATGGACGTATTATTCCTTCAGATTTTGGGTTACGTGTTCCATCACCTAATACTCCTCAAGTATGGAAATTCATTCTTGTCAACTCCTCTGTAATCATCTATGCAGAGCGCCAGACTAATGCGCATGGGCTCTTACCTATCCTCCTCTCCCAGCCTCTGGAAGACGGATTAGATTATCAGACTAAATCCTTTGCAGCTAACATCAAGCCAATCCAAGATGTAACTTCTGCGCTGATGAACTCAGTGTTAGCTTCACGCCGCAGAGCTATTTCTGACCGTACAATCTATGATCCTTCCCGCATTCGTGAATCAGATATCAATTCTTCTAACCCTTCAGCTAAGATACCAGTTCGCCCTTCAGCCTATGGTAAGAACTTAGCTGAATCAGTGTATGCGTTCCCATTCAGGGATGACCAAGCTACTACCATCTTATCTGAAATGCCTCAGCTGTTTAAATTCGCAGATATGATTGGAGGGCAAAACCCAGCGCAGCAAGGGCAGTTTGTAAAAGGTAATAAAACCTTACATGAATATTCAGATGTTATGGCACATGCAAATGGTAGACACCAAACCATTGCACTAACTCTTGAGGCTCAGATCTTTACTCCTATGAAGGAAATTATTAAGATCAATATCCTCCAATTCCAAGGTGGAACTTCCCTCTACAATCGCTCCACTAAAGAAGAGATTAAGATTGATCCTCTAACTCTTAGGAACGCGATTACTGAATTCAAGCTCTCCGATGGATTAACTCCTACAGAGAAGATGGTAAATGGAGACATGCTTAAAGTCGCTATCCAAATGCTA